TCCAGGCGCCCGTGCCCGTCGGCGCCCAGACGCCCATGGTGCCGCTGCCGTCTGACGTCGGGCCACCGGCGCCGCCATATGGGTCGTCGTAGCCCCCGCTGTAGCCGGGGAGGTCGTTGCCGTAGATGTCCTGTGCCATTAGAACGTCCTCTGCGGAGCTTGAAAGAGGGCCGGCGTCGCCAGTGACGTGGGCTGCATCGGGTTGTTGACCGGCAGGCGTCCCGTCATCGACGCTATCGAGCTCGGCGCGGCGCCGCTCGATGCCTGCGCGAGTTCCTTCGCGATGCGGCCCTGCGGCCCGAACCAGTACGCCTGGTTCTGCGGCGTCAGGCCGCCCGTCTCGTTGATTTTCTGCACCATGTAGGCGATGTCGGTCGGGCCGGATCCGGGACCGGTCGGCTTCGCGCCGAGGGACGCGTAGTTCTTCGCCACGGCGTCCGTGACCGGGTCACCAGACATCGGCATGGACGAGGGACTCGGCGCGCTTGTGGTGGCGCCTGGAGCCGCGGGAGGCCCACCAGCCGGCGCCGTCGGCGCGCCGGACAGCATCGGGTCCTGTGTCGGCACGTAGGCTGGCATCGACGGCCGAGACATGCCGAGGATGTCGTAGAGCGAGCCGAGCCGGTTCATCCGTGCGAGCGACTGGTCGTAGTTCGCCTTGCGCGTCGCCTCCGCGTTGCGCCAGTCGGCCTCGGCCTGTTGCTTCTGAAACGCGAGCGCCTCGGCGTCGGATTTCGCTTTGATTTCCGCGGCCTGCGTCGCGGCATCGGCGGCCGTCTTCGCGCCAGATGTCGCGCCATGAGCGGAAATCAGGCCACCCGCCACGTCAGCAATTGGCTTCGCCGCGGCTCCCCAGAAGGGAATGGCGGCCGCCGCAAAAATAGGCATCTCAGTCCTCCGTCCAATCGAGCAAATACTGGTCGGGCTGCTTCACGGCGCCGACGCGCTTGAGCATCCGATCCACCATCGGGCTCCCGACACCCGTCAGCACCAACTGCACGCCCCGGAAGCGCGCGAGTTGCCGCATGCCGGTCCACAGCCGCCGCGCCACCGCGATCCGCCCGCGCAAGTCCGGGGCGATCCAGAGCCCCTCGACATGCGGCAGGGTCCGCAATGTCCACGCCCCGAGGATCGCGCCGTCTTCAGCCTCAATCACGAGCACTTCGTCGTGCGCCGCTGACAACGTGGCGCGGAACCCCGCGAGTTCGGTATCGTTCAGGCGGTCCCATTACGCCGGGGGCAGCACACGCGTCGTCATGCGGTCCCGATTTGCGTCACGACGATGTCCAGCCGAAACTGCATCTGTCCCGCCGGGTTGCTCGCGTACGTCACCGCATATGTGATCGGGCTGTTCGCATCGAGCCGGGCCAGAAAGGACAGGGTCTCGTAGGACGTCACCGTGTTCCCCGCGATGGCCGGGAGCGTCTTCGTCAGGCTGACGCCGCCCTCCACGAAGCCGATCGCCACCGTCGCCGAGCTCGAGGTCGCCGCGGCCGTCGTCACGCGGCAGTAGACGTCGATCCGGTAGAGCCCTGACGCCAGCGTGCCCATCGGAATCGCCGTCGCCGCGATCGTCGCGTGCTGCCCGGTCAGCGCGAACGTCTTCAACGTCCGCGCGCACGCCTGCACGTACGCCACCAGCGACTGTTGGACCCAGATGACCCAGGCCTTCGCCAGGTAGAACGGATTGGCCCGCGTCGGCTGCGTTTCGTCCGTCTCGATGACCGACGTGTCGATCGGGGCTGGGGCGAGTTGCGGCATCGCTCATGCCCCCGCCTGCGCCCCAGCCGTCCGCGCCCCGCGCGCGAGCACCTGGGCGCCGACAATCCGCGCCGGGGTCGGATCGCTGACGACGATCTCCGGCACCCAGCCCTTTGGCGAACTGCCGCCGCGTGTCCAGACAACGCGGTTGAGATACTTGCCCGTCATGCCGAGGGACCGCTCCTGCTCGTTGCCCCACGTCCGCGACAGGTCGTAGCTGATGCGCATCGACACGACGGGTCGGGCGCCCTGCGCGGCGAGACCGGTTTCGATGTCGAGTTCGAAGCGGTCGACGAACACGCGGCGGCCATCGCTGGCGAGGAGCGCGGGCGGAATCCGCAGGCGCCGGATCGGCGTGCCGTCGACTTCGGTCCCCACGCTGTCGTCGAGCTGCGCGATGCCGCTCTGCGAGGTGGCAATCAGGTTCTGGCCGAAGGCCGCGCACGCCACGCGCGGATGCCAGGCGTCGTAGCGGTTCTGCGGCGCGTTCCACGAGCCGACCTCGCACATCTCGCCCGTCTTGAGGTCGTAGGCCCAGGTCGCATTCGCCGCCGGAAATCGCAGCACATAGAACGTGTGCCCCCACCGTTGAAACACCATCGCTTCGGCGTCGTCGATGCGCGACATGTTCTTGTAGCCGGCGACGGCCGCATCGAACGCGAGCGAGCCGACCGGCTGCGGCGTGTAGCCCCGCGCGCGGACGAGGAGGCCCGAGCCTTCGGCATTGCGGGAGAGCCAGAAGACGCTGTCGCCCGCCGCCGCGAGCGATTCGACGGCCGCGATGCCCCACTTGAACGTGACACCTGGGCGCGGGGCCAGCGGGAACGGAAAGGTGCCCGCGTCGTACCAGACGTCGCCCGTCTGCTCGCCGATCAGCCAGACATCGGGCGCGTTCACGAGCATCGCCTGCCAGTTGTCCGGCGCGGCGGACCGGAGGGCGAACTGCGTCGGATCCCACGTCGTGAAATCGTTCAGGTTCGAGAGGCGGAGCTTGCCGACCGTGCGATTGAACGCGAGGCCGTAGCCGTCGAGCATGCCGATCTGATGCGCCTCGCCGGTCAGGACGGCCGCCGAGAGCACATTCGTCGCGAGGTTCAGCGAATAGGCGTTGCTCCCGCTCGCAAAGAGCGCCTGGTTGCCGGTGATGCCGTTGACCGTGATATGCGCGAGCGCGCCGTCGTTGAGCACCGAGCCGTACTTCGCGACCGTCTTCGTGGCAAAGACTTCGATGACGTCGCCGCCAATGACGGCAAACGTGCGACCGTTGTTGGTGTACAGGGCCCGGCCGCCGACGCCGGTCGTCGCGGCAAAGACCGAACTGCCGGGAATCGGGTACAGGCCGGGGCGTCCGAGGGCGGTTTGCTGGCGCTCGACGTACCAGTTCACCAGGCGCTCGCAGTCGGCGTAGATGCTCTGCGACCGATTCGACGGACCGACGAAGCCGGGGTACTCAGGCATCAGCACCCCACTCCCATCAAGAGCCGACGACACACGACCGCGGCGCCGGCCGCCGCATGAATCGACGCGCCCGCCGTCCCCCAACCCACCGAGGATCCGATATTCGCGCTGAGTGTCACGGAGGCCGCCCCGGCCGCCCTGTTGCTACAACTGTCGTGCGTCAGCGCAGTATCGAGCCACGTCTGCGTCTGATTGCACGAGCTCATATTCGTCAGGTCCGTATGGACCCCGTGGACCATATCGTTGACGGCACTGGTGATGTTGATCGTGGGCGTCGTGCTTGTGCCCGTCGCACTCGCACCATTCGGAAAGGTCGTCGTGCCACCTGTTTGGTCCACGCCGTTATAGGCCGTGCAGCCGACGTAGACCGCCGTCGCGGTCGTCCAGGCGGCATTGAGCTGCAGCGCGCCCGTGTGCGGCGCGACCAAGCCATAGAGCTGGCCCATCCCGAAGCCCGCCCCACTGACTGAGGCGTTCGTGATGAGCGCCATCGTCTGCGGCGTCCCGGCGTTGTCCCACTTCAGCGTGATCGCCGTCACGGGGACCGCCCAGGTGATCGAGCAGACGAGCGCAATGTTCGCGCCGGCCGCAATCGTCAAGTTGCTGCAATTGACGGAGGTCGCCGCCGTCGCCTGACACGCCGCGGACGTGTTGGCGTTCAACGTCACCTGCGCGACGGCCGGCCGCGCCAGGCACACGAGCAGCGCCGCGACGAGGCTAGTAAATCGCATACTTGATGAACCCGGCGAGCGGTCCCGCCGCGGAGGTGATGATGCAGACGCTGTCGCCGGTCGTCGCCGTCGCGGCGATCTCACCGATGCCGGACCCGATCGTGAGGCCGCCATTCGCCGCGAAGTTGAATCCGTTGGCGGCCGTCGTCCCGCCCATGACGCCCGCCGTGCCGGTGCCGCACGTCGCGCCGGTGCCTTCGATGATCGCGACGTTGTTGGCAATGGCGGTCACCATCGACAGCGCACAGATGCGCACCTGGCGGCCGCTGACACCGGTCACCATGAGCGTCGTCGTCGCCGAGGTGATGGTGATCGGCTTGTTCGTGTCGCAGACGGTAATGGGGACGACGAAGCCGCCCGTCGCACCGGAGCCCAGCCCACCGATATATTGCGCGCTGGTCGGCGGCGCCGCGCCTGTCGCGGACGAGGCGACATCGTTGACGCGCAGCGCCCCGGTCCCGGTCGCGCCCGCGCCCATGAGCGGCGTCACCGCGTTGATCTGGCTGATGTTGACGCTCTGATTGGCCGGGAGCGCGACACTATCCGGCGTCACGAGGAGTTTGTTCGTCAGGGCCGGCTGGTCGGTGGCGAGCACGACCCGCAACGTCCCGGCACTCTTGGTGCCGCTGTTGGTGTCCGTCGTCGTGCCGGCCACCTGTGCCATATTGACGGACTGATTCGCGGGCAAGGCCACCGAGTCCGGCGTGACGAGCAGCTTCGTCATGCTCGCGATACCCTGCACGGTGAGCACGCCCGTGGCCGCGGTACCGGCCGTCCCAGTACCGGTGACCGTCCACGGAGCCCCGCCCTGGTTCGCGGTCACGGTGCCGCTCACGGGCTGTGTGGCCTGGAAGAACGTGCCGCTGACCGGTTGTGTGACGGCGCTGCCATCGACCTTGAGGGCGCCGCCGGCCGACACGGTCGCGCTATTGCCGCCCTGGGCGATGGTCGCGAGCCAAGGCGTCGTGTTCGCGGTGTTCCCCGGCTGCACGGTCCACGTGCCGCTCTCGGTCACCGCGACCGCGTTGGTGATCGTGTCGACCGTCGTCACCTTAGTGAGCGTGTCCGCCGGCTTCAGCCGCGTCGAGAGCGCGACGTCGAGATTTGCGAGCGAGGCGATTTCCGTCGCCTGATTCCCCGACGTCGCCGCGCCGGTCGGGAGCGGCAGGGCTGCGGCGCTGATCGGCTGCGTCGTGGCCGACGCGTCCACCTGCAACGCATTGCCGGCCGTGACGTTCGCGCCGCGATTATTGAGGGCCGCATCGCGGATGACGCCGAAGAGGCTCCGCTTGCTGTCCATGGCGAGCGTCGCCGTGCGGCCATCCGTCACGGTGTCGATCGTCGAGTGGAAGAAGCCCATCGCCGGCGCGCCGCTCGTCGTGCCCGCTGTGAAGACCGAGTTGTCGACCGCCGAGGCGCCGCTGCCGCTGCAGTTGGCGCAGGTGATCGACATCTGCCCCGACCCGTTGACGGCGACCTTGTTCGCGGGCGTATTCGGGTCGTGCACCGTCACATCGGAACTGCCGCCGCCTCCGCCCCCGCCGCCACTGCCACCCCCGCTAAGCGCCGTCTGAATCGTGACGGCGATTGGACCAGCGGTGAAGGCTGAGAGCCGGACGCGCACGATGCGCAGGCCGCCGGCGCCGGCGACCCAGACGCCGTTGGCCGTGGCGTTGGTGACCGCCGTCGACCCGTTGATCGGCGTACTGTTCAGGCTGACGAACGTCGTGCCGTCGACGGAGCCTTCAAATTCCGCCGTCGCGGTCCCGAAACCGGTGAGCTGCACGGCGACGGTGCCGAAGCCCGCGACACCGGCGGTGACGCAGCCCGTGCCGGGGCAGCTCGTCGAACTCAGGGCCGCGGTGACGACGGACGGCGGCGTCGGCGAGTCCTGCGCGGCCACACCCGTCGCCAGGAGGGCGAGGAGGGCCGCCGCGATCGTCTTCAGGACCATTCGAGAATCACCAGGCCGCCGCCAGCCGAGCGCAGCCAGAAGGCGGTGTTGTCGTTCAGGAAGCCCTGGAGCTTGTGCGCTTCGACCAGGCGTTCGAACCCGCTCGTGAGCACGCGGTACTCGGTGAGATCCTCGTTCGTGTGAATCTCCAGATCGCCGCCCGTGCCGTTGGCGACCATGCACTTCTCCATCGGGTTCGGCGGCGCGACGGGCGTCAACACGCCGGCCTGGAGCGTCAGCCGCACGATGCGCACGGCCCGCGCCCACGCCATCAGCGCACCGGTCCATGGGGTCCATGCGGTTTCCGCGTCACCTGGTGCGCCAGCAGCCACAGCAGCGCGCCGAGCTGCCCGACTTTGGCCAAGAGGAGGAGCACGAGAACCTGGTGGTCGGTCATCGCGTCGTCAGCCCCGTCCGGTAGTTGAAGCGGCCGCCGGCGGCGCCGCCGCCCAGGCCGTCATCCGCCGTGCGCAGCCGCGGCACCTGGACGTTGTTGCCGACAATCCGCGCGCGGGCCTGCTCGGCGCGGAGCCCCAGCTTCGGATCCGCCGCGGCGCCCGGAAACATCGGGATCAGGCTCTCGCAGAGCGTCAGGATGATGGCGTCCTTGTAGCCCTGCGGCATCGAGAAGGTATCGCCGAGCGCGAACTCGCTTACCTGCAGCCGCACGACGAGCTCGACGCTCTTCGCCGACGTCGGCACGGGCCAGAAGTTCAGCGTCCCGTTCGGCCAGGTCGGCTCGTAGTTCAGGTCGTTCGGATAGGTCGACGTCTGCGCCGGCAGGAGCTGCGCGTTCCACCATTGCCGGTCGCGCAGGTTCACCGGCAGGTAGACGTTGCTGCCGATGTTGATGGTGACGTCTTCGATCTCGACCGGCCGGATCGGCGTGATGAAATCGCCGATCGGGCCGATGGTATGCGGCGCGTGGTTCGGAATCAGCACGCCGATGAAGGTCAGCGAGGCGTAGATCAGCTGCCGGTCAGCATTCCAGTTGTCGACGAGGCGATTGAGTTTGTCGAGCGCGACGGCCAGGTCTTCGGGCGAGGCGTCATCGACCGCGCCGATGATGTTCAGGTCACGGAGTGCGCTGAGGCAGATGTCCCGGGCAGTCGCCATGATCCCCCTGTGTTACGCGCCGTTGCAGCCTATGCCCGTAGGTCGCGGTGTCCCGATGACACGGTTCGCAGAGGGTCCGTCCGTTCGACACGTCGTAGCGTAAATCCGGGTGCAGCGCCCACGGCTGAATGTGATCCGCGTTCAACCGCCCGCCGATAAGCCCGCAGAGTTGACAGGTGTACGCGTCCCGCGTGAACACCGCCCGTCGCCATTCGCGATACTGCAAAGACCGCCGGGCTTTCTCGTTGGCGGGTGTGACGCCGCCCCGCCAAAAGTTCGATCCCGCACCGCTGAAGCGGGCCGACATCTTGGCCCTCACCTCCGGCCGGTTCTTGCTTTCCTTCACCGCGCACGGCTTGCATCGGATGGGCGTGCGCGCTTTCGTTGAAAGCTTGGCGACGATCCGCGTCTGTCCACAGTCGATGCATGTCAGCTCGATCGGGCCGTTGGTCGGTCGCGCCAGATTCGCCTTGGTCGATGCGCAACTTCGGCAGACCTGCGCCCGGTTCTTGTTCGAACGCCAGACGATTCGCGTCTTCCCGCATATCGGACAGGTCTGTTCGAAATCCTTGAGCTGACGGTAGGTGGCCATGTGGCCATTCTACCATCAACTCAAGGACCAAGTGCCGTCCCACGAGTTACGATAACTCGTTTAGGCTATGTAGCTTGGCACCCATTTTGCGCCATTCCACGTGAACGTCAGCAGCTTGTTGACCACTGCCGAGCCCGCCAGCGAGATGTTGCCGGCGGCCGTCCAGGTGAAGATCGCCGACGGGGTAATTGACACGGTAAAGCCCGGCTGGAGGCCGGCCGGATTCGTGAATCCGGTAATGGCGTTGGTGCCGCTGACCGTGAAGATCGTCCCCGTGAACGCCCCCAGCACGCCGGCGGTCGAGGCCATCGTCGAGCCCAGGACCGGCGTGCCGTTGGAGTTGGTCTGCGCGTACTGCCCGGCGGTGGTGACGCCGAGGCAGTCATACGTGTCCCCGTTGTGCGGCTGCGAGTTCGTGCCGCCGACGATGACGGGCACGTACGTCAGGGTCGTGCGCGTGCACTGCCCCGACGGCACGTAGTTCACGATGGCAATCGCGGGGGCTACGGTCACGGCGGCACCGTTGATATGCGGCGTGGCGCGCGTGCCGTTCTGTCCTCGCGAGACGCCGATCGTCGTGCCGTTGACGGTGCGCACCCCCATCAGCTCGCGGTCGACGAGCAGATAGACGAAGGTGGCGCCCGTGCCCGGCGCCGTGATGCCAGTGGCCGAGGCCACCTGCACAGACGTAGTCCCGCCATCGGCGACGATCGCCGAGGTGGTGGTGGTCGTGAGGGCGGTCTGCGCGCTGACCGTGGCCGCGAAGGCCAGGACCAGCGCAACAGCCGCAAACCGAGCGATGAGTGTTTTCATGGGCTTCATGTGCCTACGCTCCCAAGATACGAACCGCGAGTTCGTCGGAGTAGAGCCGGCCGAAGCCGACGACTACGTCGAAGCGGTTGATCTTCTTGCTCTGAATGCCATCGAATCCCCGATAGAAGCGAATGGCGATGCCGGTTTGCGGGTCGCGTTTCATCACGCAGATTTCGCAGTCGGTCGTCTTCTCGAGCGGGACCGACACGAAGGAGAACGCCTGCCGGGCGAACGCGAGGCCGTTGACACCCGCCTTGCCGTTGGGCGCGGCCGTGCCGGGGAACAGCGTGAGCGCGGCCGTCGCGACGGGCAACGCGTCGACGTTCTGATACTGCGAACCGGGGCCATAGAGCGCCGGGGAGATGGACAGTGTGGCCGCGCTCGCCACGCCCACGGTCGCCGCGAGGACGACGATGGGTTTCGCGACGGTCGTCAGCTTGCGCCGGGTCATCGGGTTGACCTGGTTGACGTTCGCCACGGAGAACACGTCGCCCGCGTTGAACGTGTCACCGGTCGTGCAGGTGACCGCGAGGGTCGTCGCGCCATTGACCGAGGTCGTGGTCACGGTCACAGCGCCCGCCCAGGTCCCTGCCGTGTGCGAGTACAGGGACGCCGATTCGTACCATTCGAAGCCGTCGCCGCTGCCGACGATGCCGGTCCGGAACTGCTTCGCGATGTCCGCGACGGGGTTGAAGTAGCTGATGGAGCTCTTCTTCAGCGCCCGCATGACGGCCGGCTGGACGATCATCACGCGGTCTTCCTCGTGCGTCGTGCTGCCGAGCTCCACCATGCGCTGCCGGGCCGCCGCCGAGGTGGTATCGAAGTCCACGGGGTCGGTGCCGAGCACGCCGACGATGTTGTTGGCGTTCTGATACGCGAACAACGCCGCACGGGAGTCGATCTCCTGCGCGATCTGCGCCATCGCGGGCGCCAGATACTCGTCCTCGAGCTGCTTCTCGCTGCGCTCCATCTTGACGGCGGCTTCGTAGGAGTCCCACTCGAAGTCGACGCCGAAGGGCTGGTTGAGGTCGACGGTCGTGACGATGCGGTTCAACGGATCCGGCGTGTAGCCCAGGCCGTTCCGGATGTTGAAGCGCTGGGGTTTCTTGAAGCGGACCGAGTCGCCGGGGGCCCAGGGTTTCTCGAATTCCTTGTTCTGAGCGGTCGACATGTTGCTCGCGATGGCGAGCTTGTTGGTGATGAGGTCGAGGCACGTCATCCCCATCCAGTCCACGGTCTGAAAGGCATTGGCCTCGAAGACGCCATGCGGCGTCGTCTCGAGCAGATGCTGGAGTGGAAAGAGGAACTTGTTGAGTTGCTGCATGGTGCGTTACCTGCGCAACGTCGCCGCGCGTCTCTCGCGGCGCGTGCGTTGGAAGGCTTCGAAGTCGTCGTTCATCACGGCGGCGCGCTCGGGGTCCGTCTCGGTGACGGCTTTGCGGCCGAGCGTGGTGCCCGACGTCGGAGCATCGGTGAGCGTTTTCGTCGGCGGGACGGGCGCCGCGGCGGCGGCTTCGCGTGTGAAGCGGCCTTCGATCCGTCCAAGTTCCCGAATGAGCGCACGCGGCTGGAGCGCTTCCAGGCGCGCGAGTTCCTCGGGGTGGGTCGAGAGGTAATGGGCGAGCTGCGGCGCGGTGTCGGGGCTCGCGAGCATCTCTTCGGCGATGGCATTGCGCGGCCCGAACGTGCGCGGGTCTTTCAACGCCAGGCGCGGGACGAGCGTCTTCAGCAGCTCGTCGTCGATCTCTTTGGCGAGATCGGGTGAGGTGGTTTCGAACGTCTTGAAGCTCTCGCCGATGGCCTTCGCGCTGGTTTCGGCCTGCGCGAGCGTCTGGGTCCGCTCGCTCTCGGCGCGGGCTTCGGCCGACCGCTGCGCGTGAAACTGCTCGGTGTCGTAGCGCGCGATGTCGCGCTGGTACTTCGGGTCGAACTCGCCGAGCGGGTATTTCGCGGCGTCGGTCGGGTCCGGTTCTTTCAACGTCGGCGCTGGCGCTTGCGGCGGCGGCGTAAACGGAGCCGGCGCGCGGTGCTCAGGGGGCACGAGCGCGCGGAGGCGCGCATTCTCGGCTTGCAGATCCCGCGTGGCATGGTACACCGCCGTGCGAGTCGCGGCTTCCCGCTGTTGGGTGCGCTTGGAGTTGGGATCAGGAGGCCGCTGCCCCTCTGGCGCGGTATCTGCGGCGGCCTCGGGCTTCGGGGCCTCGACGGCGGCAAGCGGTTTCCCGCTGCGTTCGGCGCGACGGGCGGCCTGGAATTTGGAGAAGTCGTCTTCCGCGACGGCCGCATGCGAGGCCGGGATCTCCGGTGTCGTCTCAGCGGCGGGGGGCGGAGCCTGTTCGGCGACAGGCGCGGCGGTCTCGACGTCCATGCATCCTCGGCATGCGTCGGGCCGCGCATGGAATACGATCCGGCCTGGGCCGAGCCCCGAAACGACAAACGCCGCGCAGCCTCGAGTCCCGACGTTGTCGGGTGCAAGAGACGCGCGGCGTTCGCGTTCGGGCCTTTGTCATCACCAGCGGCGGGGGCCGAGCCCGCATTTCAGGAGCTACCTTAGCCGGTGACGCAGGACGTCAAAAACTTGTGCGGACTACTCTGCGCTCATTTCGCGACGTCGTCAATTCACGTGAAGAGCACGGTCAACTCCGCGATGCGTTCCTTCGACGGGCCCGCCGTCATCGCCTGGCCCATCGCCGCCGCCCAGGCGTCCTCAGGGATCGCTTTGCGCGCCGCGGCGATCATCCGTTGCACGTCATCGGCCTTCTGGTCAGCCGCCGCCATCGAAAACTCGGCCACGTTTGGCAGCATCCGCCGGAGGGCGATGCCGAGCGCCTCGAGGATCGCGAGCTTCGAGACGGGATCGAACTCGTCTTCCCGTTCATCGACCGCCCGGGCGACGAACCAGATCTGGGCGATCTCCGTGTAGGCGCTCATGCCTCCGCCTCCGGCGCGGGGGCCAGATCGGCCGCCTGCTGCTGCGTCGCCATCGACCCGGCGACCCCTTGCGCGCCCTGCTCGAGCGCCTGGTCGTGCGCCTGGTCGGCCTGCGCCGTCGCGTGCGCATGCTCGAGCGCGGCCATCCCGGCCTCGTGGGCCCGATCGGCCGCGGCCTCGTCGGCGTCCTGCGCCCGCTGCGCCGCGTCCCCGATCTGCTCGCCGATGCGGGCGCGCTCCTCGAGGAAGAGCTCGGGCAGCTTCGCCTTCGACTGAATCTCCGCGACGGCGATCGCGGTTTCGGCCCGGCGCCGGGATTCGATGTCGGCGATCCGTTCCGCGCTCTCGCGGTCGCCCTGCGCGATGCGTTCCTTTGACTCCGCCTCGACCTTCTTCGTCTGGATCTCCTGCGAGAGCTTCGCGAGGCCCTGCTTCAGCATCTGGTTCTCTTGCCCGGCGTGGGCGAGCTGCTGCTGGAGCTGCTCGGGCGTCGGCTTCTCACCGTCCTTCGGCTGGGCATATTGCGGCGGCGTGATCCGGTTCGCGATCTCGTCGATGATCGGCCCGAGGTTCATCGTCCGGCCCTGCAGCCGCACGATCAGGTCCGCGCACTGCTGGGCGATGGCGGGGACGTTCATCAACTGGCCGATGAAGTCCATGACCGCGTCGCGCTGACTGTCGGCGGCTGGGCCGCTCGAGACGGTTACCGTGTGCGAGCCCTGCACCGGGATCGCCTTCGGATCCTGCGGGTTGTTGATGTCGATGATCGACATCTTCTCGTCGGGTTCGCGGATGGCGGTCTTGCGCGCCGTGTCGTACGTCGGGTTCATCAGGTCTTCGCAGATGAGGCCGACGTGCCGAATCATGTCGTCGTAGTGGTTGACGAAGTGGAACGAGCCCTTCTGGCCGCTCTGCTCGATCTGCTTGAGCGCGACGCCGCTCTTCTCGTTGTGCCGGAGGGCCTGCGAGGGCAGCGGCGAGATGCCCATCGCCGCCTGAATGGCGCGCCTGGCGGCCTCCGCGCCCATCTCGAGCCCCTGAATTGGCGGCTCATACGGCTGGCGTTGCGGAAAACCGAGCGGCTGCGGCAATTCGAACCCCGGGACGTTCGGCTTGACCTGGACGACCGCGATCGGCTGCTGCAGGGAGTTCTGGAGGTTCGTGAGTTCCGCCGGCGACAACTGCCCTTCATAGACGAAATAGGGAAACTTCGGCGTCATCCCGACGAGTTCCGCTTCGCAGCTCCGGTAGTAGCAATAGAGCATGTACGGGTCGCGCGCGAGGCGCGTCATGCTCAGGATGACCCGCTCGGTGTCCCCGCTGGTGTTGACGTATAGCACTTTGCCGAGACAGCTCGCGAAGGGAATGTACTTGCCCTGCCACTTCGTCGGTGCTTCGAGGATTTCGAGGCCGTTCGTCAGGTATTTCGTGACCTGGAACTTGTCGACCATGCGGTGGCGGACGACCATCTCGCTTTTCAGTTCGTCCGTGTTGATCTGGTCCTCATTGACCCAGATCGGGGCGCCGCCGGCGGGATGCTTGAGGGCCAGTCGCTTCGTCTGGCCAACCTTGCGCTTCTCCCAATACTCGGCCACATCGATCCGGCGATCCTTGAACCAGGCCGTCGCCCCGGTCTTCTGCTCGGGCGTGAAGCTCTTCGCCTGCGAGTCCGGAAACCGGTCGGTGAACTCGTCGAGGTCCCACGATTCGATGTAGTAGAGATAGACGCCGTCGGAGAAGTCCGGCTTCTGAAAGTCCGGATCCGGGAGGACGTTGTTCGGGTTGACGCAGGCTTCGATCGAGAGTTCCTTGTTGTCGTCGATATCGTTGGCGTAGTCGCTCGTCACGCGCACCCAGCCGAACGAGCGCTGCAGGGCATTCTCGAACGCCACGCTGTAGGCGAACTGCGCATGCGAGCGGTACTCGATCTCGCGCATCTTGTTGGCGTAGAACTCGGACGTCTGGTCGTTGGCGCCGTTGCCCTGCGGGGCGAACTTCACCGCGCGCGGGTTGGCCAGGACGTCGTTGATGACCTGGTTGTGATACTGGCCGAGTTCGTCGAGCGCCAGCGTCGGGCGCCCGGCTTCCTCGCGCGCGGTGCGCGCCTTGCTGTCCCACGGGTCGCCGGCGACGTAGCGCATGTCGATGTCGCCTTCATCGCGGATGTCGCGCCACTCGGTGTTCGCGTACTCCCGACGCTGTCGAATGGTCTTGAGGGTATCGGCGTCGGTCGCCATCTACGACTGGACCTGCTGGCGGTAGAAGGTCAGGAGCTGCAGGTGCGGGTGCGTGGCTTCATGCGCGGTCCAGGCCGGGTCGAGGAACGTCGGGTCGAGCGCCTGGGCGGCTTCGCGCGCGTCGAGGGCGAGCTGCAGATAGGTCTGCACGTCGACCGGCCGGTTCGTCAGCAGCGCCTGGCGATAGCCCTCGTGGTGCTGCGCGGAGCGCGCCAGGAGGTCCTCGACGGTGATGAGGGGCTCGGCGATGGCGGTCGCCACGGCCGGACGGAGCACCGGCGGCTGCTTGGCCACGACGGGCGGCGCGTCGGGCGGCGTGACGTCGATCGGCGGCAGCGGATCCGCCGGTGCGGCGGTAAGCGAGGTCTTCGCGGCGGTCGTTTTCGTCTTCGCCATCAGTAGGCCCTTGTGAACACGCGGTCCAGGTGCGCGCAGCGCAACGCGATGTCGCCATCCTTCAGCCGCACGCGTTCAATCGGCTTGCCCCAGCACGCGGTGGTGCGGCAGCGCAGGAAGATCTCGAGGTCCGGATGCGCCGCGATGACTTTCGTGAGGCGTTCGAAGGCCATAGCATCCGCCTTCGGCCAGACTTCGCGCCGACGCGTCTCCTCGGTGTTGGGGACCAGCAGACCGGTCGTCGGATCGCGTCGAAACGCGTCAGTGATCATCGCTTCTTGGGATGGAGATAGGCGCCGAGGTTCTTGTGCGGATGGGAGCCGACGGCTCGCGCGGGCTGAGCCGGTTTGGCCGCCTTCGCTGGGCGGGCGACGTCGCGCTGGTGCTTCGCCTCCATCGCGCGGCCCTTGGCGGTTTCCTTGTTGCCGCGCATGGCCCCGATGCTGTTCATCACCTTGTAGGGGATCGCTGAATGCGCGCCGTACTCGGCTTTCAACTTACGCTCGAGGAATCGGGGCATGCTGCCAAGCCTCCGGGTGCGTCGTCCAGGCGCTGCACGTCCGGCGCGCCCCACAGAAACAGAACTCTTCGTTCCGCACGATATCCGTGACCACGACGCGATGCACGTGAAGCGGGTCGGGCCTCGCGTGGTCGGCCGGGTGCTGTCCGAGCCGCAGGCGTCCGGCATCGTGCATCAGATCCGACCCTTCATGGCGACGAGCATGCCCGCCGCGCAGAGGACCCCATAGGCCGTCAAGGCGATTCCGAGCAGTAGCCACATGAGCATCGACCCCTCCGAAATGACAAACGCCGCGCGTCTCAGCCTCCGATGCGTCGGAGACGAGTCTCGCGCGGCGTTCGCGATGCAGCCGATTGTGCTGACCAGCCGCAGCGGCCACTGCGGTTCGGGAGCGACCCTAGCTGATCAGATGCCTGTGTTCCGGCAGTGTGCACGCATTTCGCGCGACTGGCAAGATCAGGTCTCGATCGTCGGCAAGAGCGCCTCCCGGTTCCGCCGCTCAATCGCCAGCATCCGCTCGATGGTTGACGCAGGCAGGTTCATCGGAAACCCCGTGCGGCGCGCCTCCTCGTTCGGGTTGTCCACTTCCCGATAGCCGGCTACCTCGTCGTAGATGATGGCCTTGCTCGCGTACGGGTAGCGCCAGAAGACGAAGTTCGCGTGCGGGTCGTCGGGCACGAGCTCGGGGATGTCTAGTTCCATGGGTTGCCTCCCGGGAGCCGCCGCGGCGCCGGCACGACGCGCCCCGCGTCCGATTGAATCTCGTCCGGCATGCCGAAGGTGAGCGCCAGCGCATCGGCCAGGTCCGGCGAGCGCCCGAGCCGGAGCTTCACCTGATCCTTCGGCTCGAGCTGGAACTCTCCGTTCACGAACGTATACGTCGGCGTCGACAACTCGCCAATCAGGTCGGGCTCGTTGGGCAGCGCGCCGCCCGCCTTCACCCATTCGGCCATGCCGAACCACATTTCCGCGCGCCGATTGCGATACCGCTTGTTCAGCCCAGGCTTGTGGAACTGCACGCTGACCGGCGTGGCACCACTGGCCACCAGGACGTCGCGGGCGCCAGCCGCCCAGCCGCCGGTGGCGTCCATGATGGTCGCGGTGGTGTGGTAGCGGTTCCGCTCCTCGAGGACACGCGTCGCGATGTCCGTCGACACCGCCGTATCCCGCCCATGCCGCATGACGACCGGCGCGAATGCACGCTTCCCCTGGCGCGGGAAGATCACCGTGCGATCGCCGCCGAAGCGTGCGACGTCGACGCCCAGGCGCGACTGGGCCCAGCGGTAGACATCCGGCTCGTACCGGCGCGCCATCGCTTCTCGGACCTCGTCAGGCCCCACGAGGGCATTTAGGGATGACGGCGGGAACTGCCCGAGGATATAGGACAGCACCCAGGGATTCTCCCGGCCATACGCGGCGATCTGCGCGCGGGCCCAGTCGATATCGATGCGCGGCGAGCGCTTTGGATCGTCCGGATCGCCCGTCACGCGCACGATGAACCATTGCGCGGCCAGCGTTGTCGCCGCGGCCGCCAGCATGCCGTCCAGGCTGATCGGGTTGCCGGCTTGCACGATTTTCCCAAACTCGCAGGTGGCCAGGGCCTGCTCGGCCGCGCGCAGCACCGTCGTCGGAATCGCCCCGCTCTCATCGATGAGCGCCAGCACAAAGAGCGAATGGAGCCCGGAGAGGGTCTTACCCTGCTCGTCCGGCGTCGCGCTCTTTGGCCAGCTGCGGGCCGACAAGAACCACGTTTGCGGGTGGTCCTTCGCGACGACCCGCTCTTTCGTCCATTCGAAGATCTCGGTGAGGAGCGGCGAGACGCTCATCCACTTCGCGAGCTCCGGCCAGAGGTTGTCCTTCAGGTTGTCGCTGGTGATGCTGACCGCCGCGCCTTTCGGGTGATTGCCCACGCGGCCATAGCACAGGAGGAAGTTCCAGGCGATCCACGCGAGGACGGCGGTCTTGCCCGGGCCCGCGCAGGCCTGCAGGCTGATCCGAGGCTTCAGGGGGTCGGCGAACGCCATCAGGGCGTCGGCCTGCCAAGCATCCGGCTCGACGCCGAAGACCTCGCGCACGAACTGCACGGGGTTCCGTCGCCAGCGCCGGATATTGGCCTGCGCCTTCGCCAGGAGCGTCCCGTCTACCACGGAAACCCGCGCAGGAGATGCCAACCCAGGAGGCCCAGGACCGCGCCGGCGAGGAGCTGTAGCCAGTGATGCGCACGCAAGTACGCCTGGCTCGTTTGGCTCATCGTCCGCCGGCCGTGCCAGTAGATCAGGGCATCGGCGACGAGGAACGCGATGATGACGACGCCGACGGCGATCCAGAGCACCACGGCGGCGTGGGTCGGGTCGTGCGCCGGCAGCGGGGGGAGATCAGGGCAATCGGGCATGGCCGGCAGGGGGCGCGTCGTCATCCCACGCCCGCACCTGTTCGGCCAACAGGAGACGAGTGAACTGGAGTTTCTGCCCGAAGCGACGGGCCTGACGGAGACGATGCGCGCGCCGGCGGCGAGACCGGCTCATGCCTTCTCGAAGATCCGGCGCATGTCCGCTTCCAACTGGGCCTCGAGGTGCAGCATCGCTGGCCGCACATAACGAATGACCATGCCCGGCTCGCCCAGCCGCTCTAGGACGGCTTCGCGCGTGAGCTCGTCTGGGTAGACAAACCAAACAGGGGGCGATGGGGTAGGCACTGGGAGACGCGCGGCCAACGGCACGGCCGCGAGCGCCGCGAGAAAGGCTCGCCGCTTCATGACGTCGCCGTCGGCGTGACGTTGATGATCTCGTCCATCGACCCGGCGACGAGCGCTTCGAGCGTCACGCGATGGTGATGTTCGTGTACCTCGCGGACCAGCCCGAAATGCTTCGCCAGGATGTCGAGCGCCTTCGTCTTGTCGTAGGTCTTGATCTTGTGCACGACGTCGGTGACGCCATCGCCGGCGGCGGCGTTCTTGATGATGACCTCGAAGCCCGCGAGCGCCGCCGCAGCCTCGTCATCAAGCTCCACGATCGGGAGCAGATTGCCCTTCGCGTCGAAGAACTTGCGATGGTCGGCGAACGCCAGGCGCCGGAGCTCCTCCAGCACGCGGTCCGCGGTGAGCTCGGCCTTTGCCATCCGACGCTCGATCGTCGCGGACAGCGCGCGCTGCACGTGAGCGTCTGTTAACAGCCGTGCGCCCGCTTCTTTCGCCGTTTTCTTTGAATATCCGGCGGCGATCGCGGCTTGCGCGGCGTTCAGGTGAATCAGATAGTGCGCGATGAAGAGGGCGCGCTTGTGTTCGGCAGGGATCCGACCCGACCGGGACGCGCGCATGCGTGCCGTGGCCATGGGGCTCACCGTAGCAGGATTTGGCGATCTCGTCACTTCTCCCAGTGCCCGGCAAGCGGCGCGTTGACATCGGTGAGGGAGCTGCCACGACTCGGCCACGCCTCCGCCAGCCGCGCCTGGAGCTCGTCGAGGGTCACAACTTCGTATTCCACGCCGTCAATCACGCGAATCGTCCTGCCCTCTTCGATGCGGACGATTTCGGGCTTGGCGTCCCACACGCGCGGCTTCACGTAGGTGGCGAGAGCCCAGCGGCCATCGCGCACGAGCTGCCGCACCTGGCCATCCCGGTGCAGCCGATGCAGCAGGGCCATCAGCGTCGTCCGGGGCAGCCGGAGCCACGCGCGGAGATCGTCGACGTGCTGCGGGCCGTCCTCGAGGAGCGCGATGAGGTCCTGCTCGGAATTAATCATCAGACGGCGACCTCCAGGCGAGACCCGCGCACCCCGACCATGTGCAGTGACAGTGATAGCTCTTACAGCGGCGGCAATACACCTTCTGGCAGTAGCACGCCGGGCATGTATAGCCGACACTCATGGTTCCGGCTCTCGGAGCGGGCTGCGATCAGCGGCGCTCATTTGGGCTCGTTTTCTCGCTCAATCTCGGCATCGAGCACGTTCATATCGAATGCCTCATCGAAGGTCATCCAGACGATCCACGTCAGGGGACCGTTCGGCACTGGCGACTGGTGGCCTCTGGCGTGGTCGTAGACCATCAGCGGGTTCACGGTCACCGAGACAATCTCGCCGCCCACGCGCAGGCAGGCGACCCCGATCTTGAAGGCCCCGAAGTCATCGGACGCCTGACGCATACATAGTGCTTTCATGGTCACTCTCCTACGAACACTTTACCGGCGGACGGCGATCAGCGGTCATGTCGTCGCCTCCCAGACATCCCCGCGATCGCGGACCTCACCGGTTTTCAGCTTCAACCGCGTCAACGTGCGGGTGAGCGCGGCGCGCGCTTCCTGATCCGTGAGCCACCGCTCGAGCGGTTGAAACTTCGCGAGCAGCGCATCGAACGTCAACGGGCCCTCACGCAGCGCCACGCGCACGGCGTCGTCGCGCGCACCGGCCGCCGCATTACTGGTGGCCACGCCAATGGCTTGCGCCGGCAGCGGTGGCTGGCTGACTGGCGGCGCCGGCCGAGGATGGACGACTTGGGTCCGTGCGCGTGCGGTGAGTTTGCAGTCGGGACAGGTCGGATCGGCGCCAGGCCGTCGCTCCTGGCCGCACCCGCCGGCGCATCGAATGACGGTCGCAGTGTCAGGGAACCTCCTTCGGCATGCGCCCCGGCAGACTCGCTCGCCGTCCCGCTGTCACTCCCGAGAGGATCACCGTCTTCGCCTTCACGAGCGTTTGCATCCGGTAGTTGAGCGTCGTTGTCGAAGCGGCGCCAGTCGCCTTCGCCAGGTCCCGCAAGAGCATGGAGCCATCGTGCGCCTCCAACGCCGCGAGAATCGCCTCGCTGTGCATGCCGTTCACGACCTTCACTGGCCGGACGACACGCGCCATACGACGCGCCTTCGGCTTCTTGAGGCGAGCCTTGGTGAAGGTGAAAGCCTTCGAAGCCTCCGGCATCCGGCCTGGCTGGTCATCGTCCACGAAGTGGTTGCGGACGATGGCGATGACCTCGTCGATGGCGGTGCGCTTCGCCTCGAGGTCCGTGAGGATGTGCGGCCAGGGCGTGCCCGTCGTCTTCATCGTTTCGCTCCTTCAGTCAAATGGATGTCGCCGCGATCGGGAATCAGGCCCATGGTGCGCAGTCGCGCCAGGTTGCTACCGTAGCGGCCGCCGTTGGGATGCAAGTTGAGAGCTTCCGCCAGAGTCTCGCGCGTGAACCGCTGGCCGTCGTGACGCTCCAAGACGTCGAGGATCTCGCGCTGGCTGCCGTCGAGCGGCGTCCGCGCAGCCTGCAGTCCGGTCGGCAGCTCTCGGGCCGCGTCGAAGCCCTTGACCGTCAGCGTGAAGCCATCTAGATAGCCCTCCGCGCGGAGGA